TACTTGTAATCGGGATTCAACTCAGGCGTAACACCAGCACTCAGCGCATCCAGCGCATTCAATTCCCAGTCGTTGGTACCGGTCTCATCGACCTTGCGCAGATCCCGCGCCATCTCGTGCACCGCGCGCATCCGGTCCGTCACCGGCAACTGATCGTTGCGGATCTTCGCCGCCGTCGCCGCGCGAGTGGCGTTGGTTTTCATGATCGCGGGCGCGCCGAACGGATGCATTGCTGCCGTTAACAGTGCAGTAGGCGCGAACGAATCCTTCGCCGCTTGCCACGGCGTCGGCGTATCCGGCAGACCCTGCTCGACCGCAGCGGTACCGGCCATGGCGAGCGCCTGTGTCGGCAACTGCGCCGCCTCGCTATGGATCAGCGAGCGTCCCAGCGTCCCCCACAGCGACGGATCGGTATAGGCTTGGAAACCCTTCTGCAACGCGCCCTTCTGCAGCGCCGCTGCCGCACCGGTAGCAATGCGTCCTGCCACTGCGCCGCCAATGGCCTGCCCTACGCCTTGGATCGCTCCAGTCGCCAGCGCCTGCCCGACGTCGCCACCCTTCTCCCGCGTCTGCGTGTACTGGGAACCGCCGAACAACGCAGCACCCGCGATAGCCGGTGCGGCAGCACCACCCGTCGCCGCGCCCAACCCCATCAGCCCTAGCCCTACCGGCAGCATCTCGGCCACATTACCCGCCAGCCCGGTGGTCCGGTACAACTCGTCCTTGCCGCGCTCCGCTGCCGCATCGGCAATGCTCTTGCCAGTCTCATCCGCACCGAACGCCTGCAACGCCTTGCCGAACATCTCCGGCGCAGTAACAGCGACCCCACGGGCGAGACCATGCCCAATATCAGTGAGCATCGAATTCTGCGGCGGGGCTACCGGTTGCGGTGGAGGCGTACGTGCCGCTCGATCCGCTGCCATGCGCGCGTACGCACGCTGCGCCTGCTCGGCAAACCCCGGATCGAACAGTTGCGGATATGGCTCAGGATCGGGCGCAGGCATAACTGTTACTCGTCGTAGTATTCGTTACGTTTCAACCGCCATTGATCATTCGGCATCGGCGGCAAAGTGCCGGGTGCTGGAGTGCCCTGATCGACGCCGTAGTTAGGCGGTATGGTGTAAGGGTCGGCGATGATCGGCTTCAGCGGTCCCTGCGCTACCACCACCGGAGCCTTCGCACCCCACGCAGTAGACATCCGATACGCATCCGCCACATTGCCATCGATAATAGCCTGCGCGATTCGTGACTTGGCCGCGCGTTCCGGATCGCTCAATTTGTACTGCTTGTCAAACTTGAACATGTCCTGATGCAGTCCCAGCGTACCGGCGTGCGTATCCGATTCCCTCGCTTGAATATCGGCAAGACGGCTGTGCACGCCTAGCTGCCCCCGCGCCACGCCCAGTTGGCCCTGACTAACACCAAGCTGGCCGCGCTGCACCCCAAGCTGGCCGAGATTGATGCCCGCTTCCTGCATCTTGTTCAGCCGCTTCTGCTCGCCCACTGCGTACAAATTGTTGAGCACGTTGTTGGGATTGCTGCGCAGGTACGACAGGCGCATGCGCGAGGCGGCGACGTCGGCGTTGATGCCGTAGGGATCGGCTCCCCCCGGCCCGATGTTGACCCCGCCGGGATGCGGCTGCTCGCCGTACTGGTAGGGCGATTCGCGTGCCGGGTTAGGCGCGATGTCACCGGAATTGAGCGGGTAACCGCCTGCGCCCGTCGGCGCATTGCCATAAGCACTACCCGGTGCCGCCGCTGCCGCTGCAGCAGGCGCGCTGACCGATGCTGTTATCGGCGGTGCTGCCGTAGCGTCGGAGAACGAATTGATCTTGCCCTGCTTGTCGGCCATTGCCATGATGCGACCGCCACCGAAGCCGGGGCCGTAATCGATGTTCATCTGCGCACCCGGCGTGGTATTACCACGAATCGTGTCGCGGGTGTTCCAGCCGGGGCCATAGGTCGTCGGTGGCGCAGTAACAGCAGGTGCATCCGCCGACTTGACCTTGGACAAATCCAGCCCCGGCGGAATGTTGTCGCGGCTGATCGGAGGCCGCATCGCCAGCGCACCGGTCTGCATGGTCGGCAGCGACATCGCCAATCCGCCCGGCGCAATCGGCGTCTGCGCCTTCGGATCGCGCAGCACACGCGGTGTGGTGTAATCGAAAAACCTGCCTGCGCCCGGTCCCGGCACAGTGTTAGGCTGCGACAGCGCCGCCTCGGTCATCATGTTCATCTGCGGAATTGGCTGCGGAGGCGGTGTAGGTGCCGGATTACGCACGGCAGGATCGTCCAGATAACGCGCCCACGGTGCAAATAAAGAAGGTGTCGGCATGGTGTTACCTCGTGTACGTGTAGCCGTTGCCGCCGAACCGCCACGTCACCGGCTGGAACATTTTCTTCTGCTGCACTTCCTTCAGGCATTCGGCGATAGCTTCGTCGAAGCGATTGCGATGCTGCGCCGCCTTCTCCCGCGCTTCCGCATCGACGTCCCAGTTGCGCAGCGCCCGCCACGCCGCCCACTCCAGCATGTCCAGTTGCCAGTCGGAATGCACCTCCGGCTCGACGCTGAGATTGTCCAGCATCAAATTGTCGAGCGGCAAGCGGATAACACGCAGGTGAATGATCTTGCCCTGCTGCTCGTCGTTGGGCACCGGATCGAACAAGATGCGCACCTGATGCTCGTCATCGAGTTCGAGGCTTTCGTCGGTAGCGAAATGCTGCGGACAGCCGGTTTGCATGCGCGTGGCGTAATCCCAGCTATCGGTGGCAGAGTTAAAAGCCGTGAACTGGGTCAGGTGGGTGATCCGCACCATGTCGCTTTCGGTGTCCTGATGCCGGGCGCTGGTGACCCGCAGCACCGACGGATCGGCCCGATACACCGCCTGCCCCGGCACTAGCTTGATCTGCGTCACCGAGGGTGTGGTGGAATCGCGCAGGCACAAGGCGCGCCGGGCAAAGCGGCGCTGGGCTTCGTTGATGTATAACACTAAGGACGAATCACTCCAATAATGATCGGGCGGTCCGTTCTTCAGCGTGCTGGAGTCACGCAGCAGATTGCCGCGCAACTCATCCAGAAGCCCCTGCAGGTTCATGCCTCTTGCTCCACTGGCGCATGGACTAACCTATATGGAAAACGTAACCTCGGCTTGTATTCGAGGATCTGCTTGGTGGCAGGATCGACCACCGGCGACAGGTACTCGCAGTTGTTCAGGATCTCCAGTATCTCCACCGGCACTTCCGCTGGCGAGCCGGGGCGCAGCAGAAAGCCGGTGCCGTTGTGGCCGATGAACTGCCCGCTCGGCGGGATGTTATCGTTGTCTTCCAGTGTTATCCACACCCGCTTCTTGTAACGTGCCAGTTGATTGGGCTTGTGCGTATTCTTCGGCGGCTCCGTCACCGGTACGTTGACCGGAGGCAAGTCACCTCCCGGCATGATGGTAGTGTCATCTTCGATGTTACTGCCGAAATCTATCGGTGGGTTCATGTTATCCCTTCAGATGGTAAAAAGGCGGCGAGTGCTACCCGCCGCCTTCGCTATTGCAGCGACAGGAGATCAGGTGTTAGCGTGCTTCTTGTTGTGCGACTTGCCTGCCGTTTCTTCCCCCGCCGCAGGAGCGCCCGCCATTTCCGAGGCTTCCCGTTCCGCCGGACCGGTCGAGACCGACGTGCCCGACAGCGTGGGGTTGCCCGGCTCCCGGCCTGCCGCCGTGGCGTCGGCAATCGCTGCCGCGTTCTGCTTGACCGCTTCCACGTTGGAGCGAGCAGACTCGACTGCACCTTCCACGATCTTCAGATCCCGCTCCGCATCCTTGGCCGCGATCTCGGCAGCGCGCTCGCCCTTTTCCTTCAGGTGGTTGAACCGGTCGGTTGCCAGCCGCTCGTTATCGGCCTTGCGCTGGTTCTCCTCCTCCTCGGTCAACGGCGGCGGCATCCGCTTCACTGCCTGATTGATCAGCATGCGAATGTACTGCTTGTCACCAGCGACCATCGTCGGAATTTCATCGATGTAGGCCATCACCATGTTTGCATTCATGCCAGTTCCTTTCGTACCACGCAAGTGGTGTCAGTGTTAGCCCATCGCCATCCACGCGAACGAACTCGACGCCGGAATCTGCGCCGCCGGAATGGTGAAGTACCCCGCCGAGGTGCCTGCCGGGGTGCCGATGATGATGCCCGCACCCGCTGCCGTAGGCGCGCGAGTACCTGCCGCCACCGTGCCGATGGCAACGCAGTTGGCGATAGCTGACGGCAAGCCGTCGAACCACTCCAGCATGGCACCCGTGGTCACGTTGACCCACTTGACGTAGCGCGGCACGAAGCCGCAATTGAAGGTTTGCGGAACAGCAGCCACGCCGTCGGTGACGACGAAGCCCATACCGAGGTTGGTGACAGTCGCGTTGTGCGACCGCGTGTTAACAGACAGGCCCATAGCAAAATCTCCTTGTGCGGTGACCTAGTGTTACTCGGTCTCCAGCGGTGGCGGGTTGCAGGTTTCGGCGTAAGTGGTGGTAGCGACCCCGGTGTCGGCATCGAGCGTCTGATTCATCAGCATGATGGAGTCGCCCAACGCCGTCAGATCCGACTTGACCGTCGTCTTCAACGCGTCGAAATCGGCTTGCGACACGCCCCCGGCCCCGCCTTCGCCACCACCCCCGCCACCGCCCGCCACCTGCGCGCGGATCTCGCGGATCAGGATCTCGAACACCTTCTTGGTTTCCAGATCCATGATCGCGCCCTGTACTGCCGTGGTGGTGCCGACGAAGGCATCCTCAGCAGTCAGCGGCGACAGATCGACTTCCCGCTTTGGCGGCACCACAGCCTTCTCATCCTTGACTTCCCGGTCCTGTTTCTTGGTCGTCATGGGCACCCCCTTACGCCGTGCAGGCGACTTCCGCACGGACCATGAACGCATCCTGCAGAATGACTGCGGACTGCCACGTCTTCCAGCCCACTGTGCCGCGCTGACCCAGCGGGTCACCGGAGGTGGGCTTGGGGTTGACGACCATCGGCGTGATCGAATCCTTGCCCCGCAACGGCACAATGCCGAAGGCGTCGCGGGCGAGATAGAGGACCGGGTACACGTCGGCGTTGGTGCCGCTGGTGGAGCGCATGGTCGCGGGCGGGGTGGCCGCATTGACCTTGGGACCACCCGCATCCGGATACGGCATGAACACCGTGCTGGTAAGGTAGCGCACCCGCTCCACCGCGCCGATCTCGCTCTCGTACGGAGTAACAGTACCGTACTGCTTGGTGGGAATGAACCCGGCCATCGAGCGGATGTCGGTTTCGAGATCGGGATGCGCCAGCGCGATGAATGCCGATTCCACCGGTTCCGTGCGGAAGTCCGGCGTGGACTTCAGCACGCGGGTGATCGGCTGCGCATTCTGCCGCGTCATCGAGGTGGTGATCTGCCGCTGCAACCCCAGCGTAAGCGGCAGGTTGACTGCAGCCCGCGTGGTGACGGCAGGCGCACCCGCGTAGAACACGTTGGACCCGGCCTTGAGGATATTCCAGCGCACCGTCTCGATGGTGAGCGCCGCCTGCTCGGCCATGATCTGCGTGGCTTCCTGCAGGATCGGATCTTCGTGAGTGTCCTCGATCACATCGGTGATGGTAATGAAGTCACCATACTGCTGCAGTTGCACCGTGTAATCCTGAAAGGTCATGCGCGAACCGGCGGGCGTGACACCCTCGACCAGCGGGGTGAGCGCCATTGGGCTGTAGTAGGGCGAGCCTGCGCCGTTGACACCACCCACGCTGTTACCGGCAGAGCCGGTGGCACCGACCAAGAAGTAGCGCCGGAACTTCGCGGTCTGGGTGGCGTTCTGCGGAATCGGATAGGACTGGCCGAAGCGCTCGATCACCATGACCGGCAGAGTGCGCTTGAGCAGATCCTTGACGACGTACGCGGCAGTGCGCGGCGTGATATCGCCGTAATTCATGATAGGCATGATGGTTCCTTCAGCAGTTGAAGTTAACTGCCGCTACGCATCGCCTCGGCCCATGCACCATCGAAGTCATTGGGGTCAGGCGTAGTAACGGGGGTTGTACGCTTCGAACCGACCACTCGTAGCCTGCTCGCCGCTTGTTTGGCTGCTGCTGAAAGTTCGGTCTTACCTGTAACGGGTGCTGCCGGTGCTGCCGGTGCTGCTGCAGCCGGGGTAATCCCCGGATGCGTTCGCTTGTATTCACTGATGAGTTCTGCCACTTCCTCGGGAGTACCTTCTTTCATGGTCAGTTTGGCACCCGCCTTGAAGGGACCGGGCAATGTATCGACCCATGTCACCACGTTGTCGTACACCTCGTCGTAGTCGGCATGCTCACCACGCAGGGCTGACAACGCCAGTTGCTCCGACATTACCTCCGACAACTCCGCGAATCGCTGCATCGTCGGGTTATACGTCTTCTGAATCTGGTTGAACGTATACTGCACAGCGTTGTACACCGCTTGTTTGATGGCAACGTTCTGTGCTTGGGCAATATCGGGCCAGTTCTTCTCCAATTCGGTGAGGACCGTGCGCTCCTCCTCGCTCGGCTGGTACCACACCGGCTCGGGCGGGGCGGCAGGGGCCGCTGCCGGGGCTGCAGGCGCTTCGGCGGTCGGGGCCGGGGCGGCAGTAGCTTGGGGGGCCGCTGGAGCCGCTGGCGCGTGCTTCAGGGCCTGCAGCGCGGCATTCTCAGCCTCCAGCCGGGCGATCTTGGCCTCGGGGGTCTCCGCAGGGGGTTCCTCTGCTGCCGGGGCGGCAGGCGTCTCGGGCGGCGCAGTCTCGGCAGGCGGCGTTTCTGCCGCCGGGGCTACCGGTACCGGGGAGGTGGCTTCATCTGCCGCAGAGGTATCCTCCGCTACCTTCGGCAGATCGGCGGCAACCGCCTCATCGAACGCACTGGCGAAATCCTCGTCCGGGGTCGGCGCTGCTGCAGGTACCGCTGCAGGTACTGCTGCAGGTGCAGGTGCTTCAGGATTAACGGGTAGAGGCATGGTCGCGGTTATACGGTAGGTTTAATGGGCTTGTCAATGCGCGTCGGATCGTTCTCGATAGTGTTGGCGATACTCATCCACACACTGGCTTCTCCCTGCAGCCGTCGCACTTCACTCTCCGGCGCTCTAAGCAGCTTTAGCTTTACCTCCTCCAGTTCCATTCGCGCTAGACGGAGGAGGGTTTGCACCGCTGGTGTCGCGGAATCCCTGTGCAATTGCAGGCGGTATTCCTGCACCTGATTTTGCTGCGTGAATGTCGGCTGGTGCAACTCCGCTCTCCAATCCGGCTAAAATCGCGTTGTAGGTAGCCACCTCGGCCTTGGCACTGTTACTGTCGGCTTGGGTGAGGGACTTGGTGGCGTCGGCCAGCAGCTTGCGCACCTCGGCGCGCAGCAACTCCTGCATCTGCGCGGCCTGCTCCTGCGCCTTCTGCGACTGCGCCTGATCGATCTGCTTGGCCTCGTTCTCGGAGCACAGCGCCTTTTCCAGATCGATGTCGCGCACGGCCATGCGCTCGTATAACAGCGAGTGCCATTTCACATACGCGCGCTCCTCCGGCTGCAGCGTCTGCGCCAGTTGGTCGTAGGCCATGCCGCGCACTTCCTTGGCGATCAGGGACGAACTGCCCCGCGCCACTGGAGTGAAATCGCCCTGCACGTCGGTCTTGTCGTTGAAGTGCTTGTTGAACAGGATCAGGGCGCTGACCACACTGGTAGTGAAGACGTCGAAATTGCGCACCACGTCCTTGAATGGCAGCGCTGCCATGCCTTGAATCATCGACGCGCCCGCTGCCGTGCGGAACGGCTCACTCGGTCCCTTCTGCATATCCCCACCCGTGGCGGGATTGACGAAAGTCTCGTTGTCGGCGAACTCCATGAACATCTTCACCACCGCCTGCAGATCGGGCAGGTGCGAATTGATCTCCACGTTCTTCACCGCAGGCCACTGCGCCTCCTGCCCCATGCCCTCGCGGTACCAGATCTTGTACGGCTGGATGGAGGAGAAGTCCTGTCCCGCCACCATCAGGTCCATGTTGATTTCGAGGTTCGGCCCGCAGATAACACTGGCGTTATCGAGCAGCATGCGGGAGGCCGCGCTGATCGCCATCTGCGAATCACGCATGATGTTAGGCAGGCCATTACCAAGGAGGGTGCTGTCGTCCTCCTCGAAAATGAAGTGGTGGTAGATCTGGATGCGCTGGTCCGGCTCCAGTTCCACCCAAGGAGAAAGGTCGCAGCGGATAACATCGTTGCCCAGTATCCACACCGAGGCGTCGGCCATATCGGCAGAAAGATCCTGCGGCAGCACGATCCCCGCCGCCTTCAGGTAGTCGGTGGCGATGTAACCGTCCCAAACGACAAGTTCGTACTTCCTGCCAAGATTCGGGTTGACGTTACTGTGCACCCCGATCACACGCAACTCACTCTCGAACGTTTTTTCCTTGTAATTCCCCTGCGGATTCTCCTGCAGGATCTTCAGGATCTGGTCCTTCATGAACTCGGGCCGGTCCGCCAACTCGCGCAACTGCGACTTGCTCATCACCATGCGCTGGAACTGGCCGTCCATCTGCGCCATGTGCTTGGCCGACATATCCGGGTAATAGTCCCAGATCGGCACGAACTCGAACTGCGGGCGGAACGCCTCGAACACCTGCGCCTGCCACCCCGGCGGGGTCGGCTGGCCGGTCATGGGATCGATCTGCTGTGGGGTCGGCATCCAGCGGCGCTGCACCTGCGTGCGGGTGAAGGGGCCTTTCAGCACCCCCGCGCCGTACATGATCCCCGATAACAGCACCTTGCGACACAGCGCGACGTAGTTCAGGTTGCGATTGCCTCCCACCTCGGCCAACTGGTCCTCGATCTCCAGTTCGAGGTTCTTGGCCCGTCCCACGGCGAAGTTGTACACCGCCTCCTCGATGGTCTCCCCGGTGCACGGCTCACCGCGCTGGGCGCACTCCTGCTGGGTCTGCTGCAGCACCTGCTGCAGATCGTCCATCTCCAGATTGGGCACGGGCGAGGCTTGGATACCCCAGTTTTTCTCCGAGGTGGGGAATAACAGGTTCATTAATCTGGAAAGCATTGAAATACACTTCACCCGCGTGATGCGCGGGTACGCCTGCGACCGGCTCTTGTCGATCTGCGACACCACGTCGGGGTCGTACTCGCCCAAGAACTGGCGCAGGTTGCGCGCCCATTTCATCTCCTGATTGCGGCGGTAGTTCTCGTAACTCCTGAAATCGGCGCTCAGCTTGGCCCCGAGGGACGCCAGCTTGGACTTGTCGATGGGGGGCGGGGCCAGCCGGAGACCGGCTTCGAGGGCACCCGCGATTTCGAAGTCCTGATCGGCGGGGAGCGGTGTCAACGAGGGGGCCAAGGCCGACGGCGACGGGTTGCTCATCGGTGGGGCGGGCATCGGATGCACGCCAGCGACGGGGAACGGAGTAGCCATAGGGTACCTCGGTGTTATGTCAACGCATGTTATACGTGTTCACCACGCGCCGCTGCGCAGTGGGCAGCAGCTTGCGCTTGGATTCGCTCTGGATGCCCTTGTAGAAGAACTTGCAGAGGTAACTGAAGCCGTCACCGGGGTGACTATAGTCGTTTTTGGCCGGTTCGGGTGCAGTGTCGCCCTTCTGTGTCTTGTTGTACCTCCAGCCGCTGCGCAGCGCCCGTATCAAGACCTTGCATGCCGGATCGATGAGCAGTGCCGGACCGATGTCGGTGAGGCGGGTGGTGAAGTGCTCAATCGCTTCAATGCGACCCGGCAGGCGATTGTTGCTGTCCGCGATCTTGACCTTAAAATGTTTTGATATCGTCTGTAGTACGGTACGCTCGTCGGTCTGGGTGCGCTGGGAAGATGCAGGGTCAGGTGACACGGTGAAGTTATAGTCGCGGTACTTGACCCGCATGAGCGGCTGTACCCGATTAGTGATAAACCGCTGGGCACCCATGTCCCGCTGCACCAGTTCATCATAGACCAGTAACCTCCCATGCAAGTCCATTTGGCCGAAGATCATGGCGCTGTTCATGCCGGGGTCGAAACCCCCAACAAGAGGGAGATGGACGTTGGGGACAAGGGGCTTCTTGGCGACATGTAGGTCAGCGTTGAAAGTGGCGATGACAGGGGTACCACTGATAGAGTACCCCCACTCGACCTCGATGAACTGCTTGACCCAGTGCTCGGCCTTATCCTTTGCCAAGGCAGTGTAATAGGCACGACCGCCGGGCAGGTTGGCGAGATTTTCGGCGTCGGGAGCGAATCCGGAGGGCTGCTCATAGTAAGTCCAGTTGGTGTCGTGGATGGAGGGTGTTATCGCCTTGGTGTTACGACTGTAGCGGTGCGCCTGCTGCAGCGCCTCGTACCACCACGAGTCCTCGTTGCCGGGGTTGGACGAGCCCCACATGCCCCAGTTGGTCGCGCCGCCGTCCTTCATCGAAGGGAAGCGCCCGCAGCGCGCCGCCACCGCGTCGATGATTTCTCTGGGTATTTCTACAAACTCGTCGAAGATGGCGAAGGTAAGTTCCAGCGAGAGCACACGAGCCACGTCGTCCGCCGTGTCCAGCGCCCTGAATAACACCTCACACTCGACATCGGCGAAGCGCAGAACAAAGCGTTTGTCGGTAGCGTGCCACGTGCCCGCCTCGCCGTTCTTGAACCAGATGTTCCAAGAGACAATCGTCGTATCCTGCAGTTGCGGCCCGGTGTTGCGGATGATCGCCACGCGGATGCGGCGCTTGCCATCGACGGGGGACGGCACCTGCTTGGTGGCGAGGTTGACGAGTTTCATAAAAATCCCCGTCGTTTTCCCACTCCCCACAGGCCCAATTATCCAATCCGCGAAGAAATCGGCGGGCTTGAAGTGCTTGATGAACTCCTTGACCGTTTCCGCCGGTTTATAGGTGATGTTATTCGCCATGGTCGAAGACGTGGATGCGCTGGTCGAGAATGGCAATGTACTGCTGCATGATCGCAGCTTGGCTCTGTAATCTGGCTTGTTCGTTGGGATGCAGCTTGGCATAAATCGGGTTGTCGAAGAAGTGGCGCAGGTTCTCCAGCTTGAAGTCCAGTTCCAGCCGCTCCACCCGTACCCGACTTTGATAGTTGTTCATAGATTTACCCCGACTCGGGCAATGCTCGCAGCTTCGCTGCAGCCCTCGTTCGTTGGGTTAAAAAAACGTGGGTTTTGCCACGGCGCGGGTGAGCGCCATGAGACCTTCCTGCAGGTGGGTGGTGCCGATTGCCACCCAGCGCTGATCGACGCTCTCGCGGCCTTTGAGCAGATTCACCACGTCGTGGATGGGGACGCCAAGCGCCTTGATGTTATTCATGAGGGCGATCTCCTCCGGATTCAGTTCGCGGTAGCCCTTGATCTGGCGATGCTGGTTTTCCATAGTGTTTACCACGACTCGGGCAATTCTC